AAGATGTAAAGGTAAGACGCTTACATGTAGGCGCACCAGTTCACATGAAACATAAAGGGCGATTAGTTCGCTGTAGAATAGAAGAAATAGAGGAACTAAGATGACAATTAAACAAGCACTTAAATCTCGAACAGTACAATATGGTGTTGCTCTTGCTGTTCTTTCAGTTCTTCAAGGCTTTGTAGGTTTTCTTCCTGCTAATCCTGCAGTACAAGCGATGGTTGGCTGTGCAATTGCCAGCGGCATTGTTGTACTACGATTTATGACAACTCAACCAGTGGATCAAAAATGACAGCTAAAAAGAAAAAAGCAAAGTCTCGTGTCAATGAGGCAGGCAACTACACTAAGCCAGCTTTACGGAGGCGTATCTTTAATAGGATTAAGGCAGGCTCTAAAGGCGGTGCGCCCGGACAGTGGTCAGCCCGTAAAGCTCAAATGGTTGCTAAAGCGTATAAAGATGCTGGCGGCGGTTACCGTAATTCCTAGCTCTTAACCACAAGACAAAAAACAAAAGTATTAGTGCTGGCTGTAGAAATACAAACAGCACTATATTAGCTAAGTTGTAGCTCATTCCAGTAATACCTCCAAACCAAAAGATGGCTTGGACGCACCAATCAAAAAAATCATTTATAAAAGGTAGTGTACTCATGGCTCTTAAAAAATCTCAACAGTCTCTAAAAGATTGGACAAACGAAGATTGGGGAACTAAGTCCGGTAAACCTTCTACTCAAGGCTCTGAAGCTACGGGAGAACGGTACTTACCCAAAGCAGCTAGAGAGTCGCTAAGTTCTGCAGAGTATGCCGCCACATCTAAAAAGAAGCGCGAAGATACCAAGAGAGGTAAGCAGTTTTCTAAGCAACCTAAAAAGATTGCAAAGAAAACTGCACGTCATCGCGCCAATACAGGTGGCTTAATACAGTCCTCTATGAAGACTAGCAAACCCTGTTGATAGCATCAATTTCTTTTTCAAGTTTAGTATGTATGTCTTCAGTGATCTCTTTAAAAGATCTGATGGCAGCCCTAATTAAAATCTGATTCTCTTCTTGCTTAAACACTTTCTTTATGTGCTTATCAGGAAGCTCAGTAAATTCAGTCATAAGCATACCATCAGCATCAACAATAATACGAAACCCGATTATTGTTCCTTCCTTCATGCGGCTATCTTATATGGTCGCTAACTATATCCAAACCCTCAAGATAATCCTGAGACTCCATCAATAGTTTTAGTTGTTTTTCGATGGCCTCATAAAAGGCATCATGATCATGGAAAGCCATTGGGTTACTAATAATAACCTCAACAGCCATCGCATGTTTCTTTACGTCAGCTTCGTAATAAGAACGCATAGTATTTATAATCGTATCAGGATCTAACATCTTCCCCCCTTAAAGCTCGCAGTTGTTACCAGTGCATGCTAGTTGTTGACTTCCTTCAGTCATATCTGAGTCTTCTGAAATGTCCCAGTTAATTTCTGTAGGAAAATCTTCTTTTAGTTTTTCATAAGTTTCTAAGTCAATGGGCTGATAAGGCGCTTGCTTATATGTGTGTTCAGAGTAAGGCAAGAAACTAACCCCACTGACTTTATCAAATTTATTATACAACCACTGGCCTACTTCAAGGAACTCATTATCACGGTAGTAGCATGTCATGGACGGCTTATGCTCACACCAAAAATCTTGATAGATCTCCCACAGTTCTAACTGCTCCATAGCACCCATCTCAGAAGCCGTTACAGCCCCGTCAGGCGATTTTATAGGGAAGGAGAATACCTTAGTACTGGGCGACATTAAATCGTCTTCTACGGGGACTCCTGCGGCCTCAAGCACTGCACACAACGGGTCTCTTGAGTCTGCTCGTACTGTTCTAATGTACTGCTCTGAATATCGAGGGTGGATGCCACTAGCGCTATCAACCAACTGGCTAACAGTACCACTAGGCTTAACGGCGGTAATAGCAGTAGAAACTTTAATACCAAGAATACTAGCCCATCGTCTGTTTGTTTCGATGGCTTCTTCTCGTAGTTCTGTGAGCCACGTCTTAAGTACACCCTTGTCTCTCCTTCCCGACATTGTCGGATGATCCATAATGCCTGTTAAGCTAACGCCCAACAAAGCCTCTTCTTCTGTATTGTTCTTCCAAATTTTTCTTAAGTATCTAAAGTCGGTAAGGGTAGCTTGTAAAGTTCCAAGGATAGTCGCAACACGAACTTTCCGTTTGAGGTCTGAGAGACTATCGGACGACCGGACAACAACCTCTGATAAATTACAGAATTGGTAGGGTCGAAGGATAATTTCGGAGCATGGATTAGTTCCAAAATCATAGGTAGCATCTCTTCGCTCGTTTTTTGCAGCTTGTTTTTGACTTGCAATCCTAGAGAAGACTCCGCGCTCTCCTGATTTTGATTCATATAAACTTGTCCATTCATTTAAAAAGGCTTCAAAATCTGGCTTTTCTGTGTAACACGCAGAGTTGTTAGCTAGTCCTCGTTGCGGATTATCGATGTACCATTCGCCCGACTTGCATCGTCTGAGTCTGTCGTCAGTGAGATTAGACAAACTGATGAGAGCGCTTCTCCTAACCCCACCAACGACGACGATCTGTGCAATCTTACAGCAGATATCGTGGCATTCAATTGAGGAGAGCCTACGGCCATGAGCTTCCCTAAAGACTTCAATGGTGAAGTTAAACAAATCGACAAGAGGTTCTGGACCAGATGCTCTACCGCCGAAGGTTTTAAGTGTGGACCCTGCAGGTCGTACTCCAGATACGTCCCACTTTGGAAGCTGACCCGAATAGAGCAAGCTAATAAGTTCTCTGTAGGCTTTAGCCCATCCAATTTTGCTGTCAGCGACGTGTATAACGGTATCGGTTTCATGAAATTCCTCCGCAACTTCTGGTAGTTTAGATACGTACTGACGCTCAACACTAAACCCTACGCCTGTACCGCACATCAGGACGTACATCATTTCGTCAAACGCTTTGGGGTGATCGATAGGCATGTAACTACAGTTGAAGCCAGCAACATTATCACGATCCAGCGCTTCACCTGCTGTCATCAAAGCCCTCATACTAGGCATAACATCTAAGCTATGAATGTCTGCGAACATTCCGTTAGCATCTTCTAGAGTAAGCTTACCCTTCTCAACCCAAAAGTTTAAGTATCTGTCGATTGTTTCTTCCCAAGTTTCTCGTCGCTGCTCTTCTGGTAGATATCGAGCGTATCGAGATTTATGGATATATTGCTGATAAGCATCCATCATTCTTCCCCTCTAAAATAGTACTTCACTTGTTTTCGCTTAGGAGGTTTTTCTCCCTTACGCTTAAATTTCTTTTTACGATTGAACTTATCTGTTCGTTCTTGTTTTCTATCCGCTTTCATCGTCATTTCTTTTTGTTATGTCTATCCAATCATCAGGAATACTATCTTCTGAAAACCACCTAAAGCCCTTTGAAGATGCCCACTCAGAGTGAGATCTTTTTGTACCGTCTTTACGACGCTTGGCTTGAGGCATAGGTGCTTCTGGATCTGCAAACAAAAAGACAAGCTCTACATTATCAGGAAGAGCCTTAGCAATCCACACATATTTATTGTATTCGTTATGATCCCAGAAGCGCCCCTTTGCTTCTAGATATATTTTCTTGCCGTCAAGGTCTTTTATGAAGTCGGGATGATAAGTGTGTTCAACAATATATTGAATCTTTTCTGTATGAAAGCTCCACTCATTAAGGATTCCTGAGTGCAGCTTGTACTCCCAGTTGGAGTCATACCCAACAACAACATTCTTTTCTTGCGGTCGTTTAGCTCTACGCGCTCTTGCACCGCTTTTTATTTTTGGTTTCAATGTAACACTCTACTCTCTGTTTGCTCGTTAAAGTAAGCTTCTAACGCCTCATAAATAGTCATCAACATATCGTCGTCAACATACTTATTTTCAATGATGCTTGTAGCGCAGAGACATATTAATACTTCAATGGGTATGTTTCCATTCATCTAAAGTCCGCTAAGTTATAGGACTCCACGTCACGCAGCGGGGCCTCTTTTATTTTTTGTTTTAGCCTTCTTTTTATCCAGCGCGGACTAAACAAAGAATTTTTTATAGTCTTCTGGTCCCAGTAGTAAGCATGCTCTGGTACATAAGACTTGTATTCTTTTGCTGAAATCTTAGCGGCTTCTTCTTCAGGTACTACAGTCTTCAGCCACTGCAAGAAAACATCTATTGTTTTTTTATTTATTTTTTTAGATAGCTTTCGGTTCATATTCTTCTACTCTTGGAGCAGCCTCAACATGTGTCAAGTATGTAATGCCGTTTGCATACTTAAATCCACGCAGGCCTTGACCATCGTTCGCATCTTTGTAGCAATCAAACTTATACGGACAGTAGCTACAGTTTTTGTTTAATTTCATGTTGCCTTTCTTACCGTCTGGTACAGACTCGTAACATCGCGGAGGAGGCGTGTTAAGTTTTAAGGCTTCTTTAATGTTTTTAATGCGTGTATTTATGTTTGGCTTGTCTAGGTCTTCAGGCTGATAAAAACAAAGCTCACCACTTTCTTTGTTGATAACAAGGAAGCCACCTTGATCTGTTTGCTCTGCCTCTTCGTAGCCAGCAAGCTGTGACATGTAGCCAAATGGATCATCTTCAGGAAGGCGACCATCCTTAAACTTATTAAATGCGATGCGAGATGCAGTCTTTACATCAACCACTTCGCCATTAATCTTACAGTCGATGTGACCTTTGATGCCCTTTACAGTTACTTCTTTTTGTTCATCAGTTACTGTGTGGCCTGCAGCGCGAACAAGCATTAATACTATCTCTTCAAGTATATGCCCGTACAAAAACTTAATTTGCGTTGCACCGTCTGCAACAAAAGAGTTTGGTTCAGCCTTGCTTTCGTACCACAGCTGTCGCATGGGCTTGCCGATATTAGACATCCGCAAAGTAAACTCAGAGTTTCTTTCGGAAGGTTTGGACCATTCTAAAATAGAAGATTTGATACGACCCATAGTCATGTCTAGATCTTCTTCATTTAAATTAAATTGCTTTCCTTGAGATAATCCTGACAGTTGAGAATATATATCATTAACAAGATTTTTTAGTTTCATTTCCTATGCCTTACGAAACGACACTTGCGCGTTTCAGAGTTGTAGTGAAGGTACTGAACACCAAGATCTTTCTGCTCTGTTGTCTTGGCAGATAGTCTACCATCTTTATAAGACTTTACATCAATAAGTTTAATTTGCCCTTCAGGGTCTAGAGCTATAATGTCAATAGGCCCAGTACAGCCACAGTTTTTAAAGACGTGATAACCATTATCCCATAACCAAGTAACTGCGTAATGTTCTGCAAGGTCTCCGATTCTGCTTGGATCATGTTTTGTTTTCATCTATTCCCCCAAATAAGTCATATTGTAATTTTGATGTTTCATCTTCTTCGTAGCCTTGATAAAGATAATCTTTTTCGGCTTGGGTTTTTTTCCTATGGCAGATAGCGCAAAGAACAATACATTTTTCTAATTCAGACATCATGTTTTCCCAAGTGCGTCTATGACCTTGAGAAAGCTTAAATTTTTTTTGTGTTCTATCTATATGATCTAAATCTAAAGCTTCGGGGCTTTCGTTATATCCGCAAACAGAACATCCTTTTTTAAGTTTATAATTTTCTATAAACTTTTTTCTTCTAAGGCGTTCGTAATAATTATTAGTGAGTTTCACTCCAGTTGTCCCCTATTTTGTATTCGCCATCTAAATCACAAAACAATGAAAGCATATATCCTGCTTCTTTGATAGCGTCTACTCCAAGCTTCCCCAGTTTTTCTGCCTGATCTTCACGTACTTCTATCTGCCATTCATCGTGGACATTGCAAACAAAGTAAGCATCAAGATTATGCTCTTTAATTTTTTCATTAAGTACAATCATTGCTTGCTTCATAACAATAGCACCAGCACCTTGCAACAAAGTATTTAGTGCAGCATGCTCTGATCGCACAAACAGCTTTCGACCGTCTAGCCCCTTGAGGTGGCCGCGTTTAGACGCTCTTCCAACTCTGTCCTTAAGAGTTTTAAATGCAGGTCTACTATCGAAGAAAGATTGTCTAAGTCTCTTACCGTGTTCTGCGTTTCCTCCAACCACTGATCCAAGCTTTGCATCTCCTGCTCCGTATAAGAGTGCATAGATGAAAGTTTTTGCCTGACTTCTTGATTCAAGCCCCGCAGCCAGCTGATTTGCTGTGTGTATGTCTCCGTGCAATATTTCATTTTTAAACTCCTCATCTTTCATGTAGTGAGCAAGCATTCTAAGTTCAAGACCACTAGCATCAATACCTACTAGCTTGTAGCCCTTAGCTACAGTCCAGCAGGCTCGACACTCCTTACCATAAGGTGAAACAACACTAGGAACCTGCGCCATATTAGGTCCGTTGTGCGTCATGCGGCCTGTGATAGTGCCGTTAGGATTAACATAGCCCCTAACCCTATCATCGTTGTGTATTTCTTTTAACCATGAGTTTACTTGTGCTAGTCGCTTTTGAAGTAACAAGTACTCAGCAATAAGATTGGCTTCGGGTATGTCTTTAATTTTACTTAAAGTAGATTCATCTACAATTGGCTGACCCGTAGGCGTAAACTTTTTAGGCTTCCAACCAAAGTCGATAAGGTATTCGCCTATTTGTTTACGTGAGCCAAGATTAAAAGGAACTTCTTCGATGCGGGTAACTTTGCGCTTGATAGATATTTCTTCGTATTCTTCTTGAGATAAGCGGCTTTTCTTGTCAGAGCCATCTATCTTTGCCATCTTAGATAGCGCTCCAGACTTAGTGAACTGTGCATGTAGCAACGTTTTTATTTTCTTAGGTCTGAAAGTCTTTTGAACTTCTTTCTCTACTTCTGATAGCCGTTGAGTAAACTCAGCAACCAAAAGCGATGCAGCCTTTACGTCTAGTAAGAAGCCTCGCTCTCTTTGTGTTGCAATAATCTTTAGGGCTTCGTGTTCTATATTGACGCTTTCCCTACTAAACCCACGGGACTCATACTTTAACTTGTCAAATAGCTTTGCATTTAGCACTGCGTCGTTACGGCAATACGTCAGCATTTCGGGAGTGTACTCACCAAACTCAGTATGGTCGATCTTCTGCATACCAATGCGATAGCCCCAAGACTCAAGGCTATGACCACCCTCACGTGTAGGATTAAACAATCTTGAAAGAACAAGAGTGTCAATAATCTTTTTGTTTTCAGTAAGGTCTACATTGTGTATTTTCTTTATAGCTGGCAGATCATAACCAATAATATTATGACCTATTAGTTTGTCAGCCGTAGAAAGATAAGCAAGCCCCTCAACAATTTGAGAGGGGTTGTAAGTTTTAGTTTCGCCTGAGTCAGCATCTACTGCAGCAATGCACCAGATTTTAGTAGGCTCAAGACTATCAGCTTCAATATCAAAGACTATACTTTTCATAATTCTAATTGTTCTTCATCTATTTCTTCTTCGATCTCAGATAGCCGCCCTGTATCTTTGTTGTACAGCAAGTGGGTAGCTACTCCGACATCCCCTGTGTATCTAGACTTTAAAACTCGTACCCTTGTCGTCGAAGCCTCAACAGGATCATCTGACTGCTGGTTGCGCTCCAAAGATATAACACAGTCAGAAAGCTGTGCAATGCTTTGCGAACCTCTGAGATGGTTGAGTCCCGTTTCAATACCATTTTCATGACCGCGATTCCCGTCAACTCTTCTAAGGTGAGAGACAAGTATTAAACCTACGCCCGTCTCTTCTACTAAAGTCCTGAACTGATGCATGATGGTATCAATGTTTCTACGTTCATCGCCGTCAGAGGTCATGGACAATAACATGTGTAAGTGATCAAAGACAATCCATTTACACTCAAGCCCCATTGCCATGAAGCGCAGCTTGCTAAATACACTATCAACATCATTCATGCCAAGATGGGCGTGAACAAATACCCTGTTCTTGTTATCGCCATCGTACAAGATGTTAAATAGTTTATCTAACTCTTCTTCATTAAACTGCGCTCGAACACTGTCAATATGCAACTTGGCGTTAGCTTCGATAGAAAGAATACCGTCAACGGTACGCCTCCAATCTTCTTCAAGTGCAATGACTCCGACGTTGTCTGCAGTGTTAGTGATTAACCAATGCTCTAGCTCTCGTGTAACACTAGACTTACCAAGACCCGTACCGCCCGTCAAAGTGATCAACTCGCCTTGACGTAAGCCCTCAAGCTTATCGTTAAGTCCCTGCCAAGGGTAAGGTATTGCTTCTTTACGTTCGCGCTTCTTGTAGTTCTCACGCTCTTCAGAGACGTTTAAGATGCCTGAAGGTGTATATACCTTAGAAGCCCACCAAGCAGCCACATAAGCTTTGTGCTGACTTTGCTTGAGCATTTCGTTAGCATCTTTAAAGTCATTAGGTAGTGAGAGTATTCGAGCCTTACCGGGTTTAAGAATACGAGCAACTTTCTTTGCAGCTTCTCGACCAACCTTGTCGTTGTCAAAGTTTATAACAACTGTGTCGAATGATTCGATAAATTCAAGATTCTCTTGTATATCTCTTGCCGCACCGGAAGCACCGCTCTTAATTGAGACGACCGGCCATTTGCTTCCCAAGAGTTCGTATGCTGCCATAGCATCGCACTCACCTTCAGTAACAGTAATAAACTTACCACCTGTTTGCGCGATCTGTTGTCCAAAAAGTCCTGTTCCTTTAGGTGAACCAATCCAAGTAAATGTTTTGTTACTACGGCGTATCTTTGTAGCAACCTCTTCGTTGTTTATGTAAGCGGGATAGTGATGCTCAGTGATGTTTCCTTCTGAGTCTTTGACGGCTCTAACGCCATAAATCTTTGCAGTATTAAGTGAGATTTGTCTGTCTGTCAGTGCATGATAAACACTGTTATTTGTAAAAGGCATATTGTCATTGGATCGTTTGTAACTAGAAAAGTCTGCCACGTTCCCTCCCATTGCAGATTCGTAGTCTTTAAAAAATGAATCGCAACTAAAACATTTTGCAGATCCGTCAGAGTTAATGGAGACAGGGTCACTGCCTCCACAACTAGGACAGGGCTTGTGGTACTCCACAAAGTCGCCCATGTTATTCCTCCGTTTCTTCTTCCTCCGAAGCAAGTGCATCGTCAGTTAAAAACTCTTGAACTTTAGAATGCAAAGCAACGCAAGCTGCTTGAGCAATAGTAATACGATCTTCTAAAGCGCGAACATCGTTCTCCGCACCAAGCAAAAGCTGAAAAGCTTTTTGTCCTTCTGGTGCAAGTAAATAAACGTCATACTTTTTATCGTCGTGTACATAAGTTGCGGTAGTCATTAAAGTTCATCCTCATCATCAAGCGCATCAAATTCATCGCCATCAGCGACACCATATTCAACTAACTCTAAAACCTGCATAGCTTTAAAGTCAAGCCCTTTGTACACAGTACCGTTCCAAGTAGACTCCCACTCGTTGTAGTGTACTCGTACTTTAGAGCCATTACCTACGTTTGTATCCATAGGATTTTTGTTGCGGTCCACAAGACGTGGTGCGGGGTTTGGCTCACCACTTTTCTTGCGAGTTTTTCGTTTAATAATTAAAGCTGGACCCTCGTCCATATCTTTAACTGTAAAACCTCGTGACCTGAATGAGTCAGCAACGTCGTCACTTACGACTAGGTTTACTGAATACACAGGTTCGAATGTTGTGTTGGGTGTTGTAACTGAAGCCCAGTAAGCTACGCCTTCAACAACTGCCATGTTTTTCTCCTTTAGGATTTACTAAATAAAAAGTCTATGTATCTAGGTATACAATTGTATACGTAAGATTCGTTTAGTTCTTTCTGATCTTTCTTACTTTGAAGATTGATCCAACTAATAAAGTTTCGTAAAGCTCTTTCGCTAGGCAGCTTAGTACCTAACGAAAGAACAAACGCTTTACACAAAGCATCTTCGATTAAAATAAATTCTTCATCTTTCACCATACCTCCTATAGTGCGCCACCAGTTATGGTCGTTAGCTTTATAGTATCTAAAAGCAAATTAAATCTTTCGACTTCAATGTCTGAAAAGATCGTAAGGTCTTCCCCCGTATCAACAACAAGGATAAAGGGATGTTCTGCTTCTTCGTTAAATTTTTCAAGAGCTTCAAAGACTTTTTTCTTTAAAGTCATTTCAGGATCTTTAGAAACATTACCAAAATTACCTTGTACTATTTTCAAAATCTTCTCCTAGCTTTAAAGCTTTTAAGGATTGTATCATTACACTGCGAAGTGGTCAACACCAAAATCTGTGAACAAGTACGCAGGATCAACAACGAGATTGACACGATCAATATCAGAACGATCCGCATCAAAGCAACATTGCTCAAACAAACTATAGGACTGACCGTCCCAAGGTTTAGCACTTGTGTGATAAAAGCAAGCTGACTGAAGATCAATCAACTCATCTGGTGTTAAGTCAATATACTTTTTAATCTTTAAGATATATGCAGCAGCACGAGGACCATGATTAGGATCATAGTTTTCATTGTGTCTGCAAGAATCATGAAGATACGCAAAGTATTTAAAGAGCATTGGATTTAAGTTATAGTTGTCAGCTATACGTAATCCAGCATTCATAACATTAAAGTAATGTTGCTCACCATGAATGTCAGAGTAAAAGAAAGGGTTATCCTGTTTTAATTTATCAATTAGATTTTGCACCTAATACCTCAATTGTTTTACACAAATACCATTCAGCTTTACGCAAATCTTCAATTCCATTTTTATATTTCCAACGATGAAGATATTTATGGCAGTTACCCATACAATAAGAAACGAAGCCATCGTCGCCTAATTGCTGCTTAATGTAATCAATTGCTTCGATACTACCTTTGTTATAATGAGCAGGTTTGTTTACATTATCTAAAACTTTTGTAAGTGAATCCCACTCTGCTGGCGTAATCTTATCTATACTCATTTTTAACTCCTGTCATGTCAACGTATTTAATATTTTTACTATCAGAATAAAATGTAACTTCTATTACACGAGCATACGGATAGTCTGCATCTCCAGAAATAAAACGATAAGTTTCTTGGTTCATTTACTTTTCCTATATTATATTTACATATTCATCATTGATAATTGTTTGCACATGAATATATCCTTCAGGCCAATACGTATACGACTCTTTAAGTGCCTTCGCTGCTCTATGTATTGACGCTTCAAAGTGTTCAAACATTCCTAGCTCTTCTTTGTAATACCAAAATGGTATGCGTAACACTGGCTCTGCTGGTCCATTGTATTCATAATAAACAATTATTTCTGCATCGTTACTAACAGGCCCGTCGTTACCAAACATTTTTGTGTGATCATTTTCAGGTTGTTTCATTTAAGCCTCCAACAATTGAACTAAATGTTCCGCAGTTAATATCTCATGCGTAGATAAAAAAGGTATTGGACCATTTAAGTCTTCTTCATAAAGTTGATTGGCAAATTTTTTTGCTTCATCTTTAGAAGAAAACCAATACAAGTCCCCCGCGTCTACACTCCAGACTGTTATTCCCATCCTGTAAACACCGCACAGTAGTCAGTCTTTTTAAGCTTGTCACCTTTACCAACATAAACAGGATAAGAGTCTAGATTTCTAATAGGTTTGCCGTGTGTCTTAATAATATACTCGACACCGTCTTCAGCTTTAAAATCTCTAAGACGCTTTACAACTCTCCATATACCAATAGGAACATCCCAGTTGTGTTTTTGAATGTAATATTTCATAAGCTCTCCAAATAAAAAAGGCGGGGCATTTCTGCACCCGCCAAGACACGTCCCACTCGGACAAACTAATAAGCACCTCGCTGCACTTGCCTTAGTATTTCATACACTTCGGTACTGCTAAGCTTAAGTTCTTTGAGGTCTTTTGATAATGACGTATAGTCGGGGTTAGGTTTAAGGTATACGTGAAACTGTATTAGACCTTGTATTTGTTTACCCTGATTCATTACGACACGTTAATAGCAATTACTAAAGAAGCTAATGGTGATAAAGCAAATAAAAGAACTGCATAAATTACTAATGTTCTGTACATGATTTTCTCCTTACGCTACTTGCTGCCAAACAGTTGAGTTAAGAGTCTTACGAACTGTATCTTGTCGCTTGTGGCGAACAGATGCGATGTTCACTTCAGAAGCTTTACGTGCTGCTGGAGCATGCGTAGACCAATCAGTAAGAGTATTATACACTGCCCAACGATTCCTGCCAAGGCGCTCACGATACTCAGGCCACTTGAGCCATAGATAGTTTAGACCGCTATTGAATCTTGGAAGGCCGTCAAAGATATCTGCCCATGTTATTGCACCATCAGCGACAAGAGTCTTAACTTGCGGTAAACAACCAGCTGCTTCAGCAAAGATAAACATAACCTGTGACTCTAATACGTCTTCCTTAGCCCAAGCATGCCACGTCTCTTGCTCTTCTTGGAAGAAGTCTAAGGCTTTAACAATCAAACGTGAGCCATGCTCAATGTCTAGATTCTTAGTATGTCGAGCCTTAAACACTGTAATCTCACCTTTGCTAAACACCTGAAGGTTTAGGCAAGCAAACTGGTGGGCTGCAACAGACATCATGAAAGGCCATGAACTGTCGAAGGATGTAATACCTAGCAAGACTAGTGAGGCATTGTCGCCGTCAGGAGTCTGATAAGTATGATTAGGTAAAGTATATTTTACGAAGGTACGACTACCGTCGTGACTAGTTTGGATCTCTTCGCGGATACCGTCAGTATTTAAATTACTGCGAAGAATGATTGCACGTTGAGCATCAATAAGCTTCTTGGGTGCAACAGCTTGATAGTTGCTGCCATGAATACCAAGCTCTGCTCCGGTGTCAGTACGATAAACAACACGCTTGCTTGCTTCTTGCATGTCGGCACCATACTCAGCAATAGGATAGAACAAAGGCGCAGTGCTTACATCGAAGTCAGCGGGGCCATAGCCCTCGAAGATTGATGCTTCTTGATTACCAAAAAATGAAACGACGTTTGACATAATAGTCTCCAAAGTTAAGTTTACTTTACGTGTTCGATAATAACCTTAGTTGTATCGAAGTTATAGCACAACAGACAGTCCATACATTTCTGCCCAGTGCAGTTTGTTTCGCCAGCATACGACTCACTGACGTTATTGAATACGCGATGAAAGCCACGAGGTGGTTTATTCATTACGTTATCAATGCTTGGATTGCTATAAATAAGAATCATATTGTCAGGCACAGCGTCTAGATTAGGCCTAACAATATCAATACGCTTAGTCCACAACGCAAAGGTAGTATTAGGATAAGCGCTGGCAATGTCACAGAAGTTTAAAAAGTGTTTAACATTTATTAACTCACCATGACCATGAAAGCGTACATAAGCTGCGTTGATGGGTGGTACAGTAATAGGTCCATCACTAGCAAGTATATCGCTGTTGCGCTTGAACGAAGGTACACAGTTCTTTCTAAAAGTATTTAGCATGCTCATGCTGTAACACTTTTTACAAATACTATTAGAATTACTTTTAGTGTACTCTTGCTGACAAAAAGGATTACTGGTGGTATCAGTATCAATAGCCATCAAACCCTGCAGCTTGCCAGACATAACACTAGGTCGAACGATTGGGATCATATACAACCTCCTCTTTGACGATACGAACACGCTCACCATCTAATTTATATTGATTACAAAAGAACTTTGCACTATCTAAAGTACTGTACCAGTCAGAACCATCATCAGATCTAGGTATCCAGTCTTGTAAGTAATCATCATACTTTTGTACATTAAACCAAGTATCAATAGCCATATTATTCCTCATGTCGATACAAATCGTTATCAGCTATCCAGTCTATAAGCTTATCAATTTGATGGTCTGTAAGACTAGAAAGAATACAAGTACCTAAGAACGCTACACGATCAAGCTCAATAAACTTATCGTAAGGATCAAAGCTGTATTGTATTTCAAGATCAACAAGTAACTCCCAATCAGGGATTAGTACTTCTCTCATAAAGATAAATCTCCTTATCTACCCTTCTTTACATTACCCGAACCTAATTGCTTAACGTTACTAGTACCCTGTAAAGGCTACTATTCCTCCATGTGAGCCAAAAGTTATGTGTGGCAGTAACCATCAGGCTCGATGGCTACCCATATACTGCACCACTTAACTACAACTGTGTCTTCAGCAATCATCTGAGCAACAGTCCTTCTAAAAGTTAAATAAGACTTTACTGTGTCTTGTTGTTCGAACTTTCTTTTAAGTGAACGCTGTTGTGCTTTAGTTAGCTTTGCCATTACAACCTCCATAAAAAAAGGGGCCGAAGCCCCATACACTCTAGATGCTAGACGGTACACTTGGTATATTACTACTCGCAAGTTTAGACTCAAGCTGATCAATGCGCTCAAGCAACATACGAATTCTGTTGTCCTTACTTTCATTTTCTTCATTAATCTTTTGGTCAATGACATTAAGAAGAGCGCTAAGACTTAGACTTCTTACAATATCTAATACATCAACATACTCTCGCTCAATGACGTGATCGACAATATCTTTAGCATAGATACTGCTGTTACTTGCAGCGTCTATAACATCTTCAACACCATCAAACTCTACAGTAATCTCGTCTGCGTAATCACTAAGATCAACGTCAACAGCTATCCAACCAGTGAAATGTGCCATATGTATATCTCCTACTTAAGATTGTTTAAGAACTGATTCACAGTTCCAGAAAAGTTAGACCCTTTCTCATTAAACTCTACGAGGTCTTTTATATAAAGCTCTTCGGGCAATGACCCTTGAGCGGTAGCGGCCTCAACAATTTGATTCCACTCATCGTCTGTGCCGTTAGCAAAAACACTACGGCACACTCGATCCCAGATAGGTTTGCGAAAAGATTTAGGATGTACAATCATTTAGCCTCCTAAACTAATTTAAGTAAGTCACGTTCGGCTGGTGATAACACCATGCCATCTTCAGTTTCTGGCGCTATCTTCAAGCGCTTAGTAAAAAAAGATTCACACTCTTTTTCACTGCCTTCAAAGATAACCTCAGAAGTGGAGGCTGGATTGTGATTCAACCACCAAACGACTACGAAGTTTTGCTCTTGCATGTAACACCTCCTCGACTTCACATTGACGACTGTCGGGCTGTTCATCTTGATGCGCCCCACAGATAAGACAAAACGGTATTTCTCTACTCCAGATATACCATTCATCACACTCACAGTCCCAGTAATTTGGATTTGTTTTAATCATAAACTACCTCCAAACATGTAACCCATGACAAAACCAAAACACATAAAACCAATACACAAAATACCAACAACAATCAGGTCTTCACTCATCACGCTCTCCTTAAGCTACTATGCTTCCCAAGTACAACTTCCATACATAAGGCTCAGACTGAACCCAGTAATGATCAGCGTCTTTATCAACGCCCCACATCGCCAAGGCATCAAAGCACATTTGATCAATCGTGCCACCAGACATTTCAATACGGTCACCATCAAAAACAAACGTCATCGCCATCACACTCTCCCTAGTCCTCTTTAGATTTAAAAGCCTTTCAAAAGCCAAAGGCTTTTAAATCTAAAGAGGACTAGACGCCCTCTCCTAGAATTACATTTAATCTATTAGCACGTTCCTTCAAATACTTTTCTTTATGAACTTCATAGTATTCTTGAAACTGCTCGTTATCCATCAAGGCAGTTATAGATAATATATCTACATCAGGATTAGAATTTTGAATGCGTTCAAGCATCTTCCATTCCTTTGAGGAATATCTAGAGTTCATAAATTGGAGCCTCCACAGTTACGGTATAACCTAGATTTTTAATTACGTAGATTGCTTGCTTGGTCAGCGTTTTAGTACCAGCTAACTCTGCAAATAATCTAGCATCACTACACACTGGATAGATAACATCGTTACCATACACAGCTTTAATCTTGATTTTAATTTCTTTCATATTAGAATCCTCTAGAGATATAAAAAACCCCGCACGAGGCGGGGCTTGAAAGTCCAGTAATAAATTACTGGAGGCTTGTCAGAAGAACATTTAGCGCCTGCGTTAATTCTTCGATCTGCTTGCCCTGAGCCGCTACGACTTGCTCGAGGTCAGTCTTTTTAGGCGCAGGAGTCTTCTTCGAAGACTTCGCGGGCGACTTAGTTTTCGTGGGCGTTGAAGCCGTAGGCTTGGTCTTGATCATCGCAACCAGTTCCTTCGGAACCTGCTTGCATTTGAAGTACTTCTGTACTTCAGCGTGAGTCATCTGAGTATTCGATTCCAAATACTTGCGATAGAATATCGCCTTGAACATTCTGATCGAGGCCCAAGACCCTTTAGGGGTCTTATCGTGCAAGGCCGCCATGTGAGCTGCAACTCCGCTAAACTGCTTTGCAGTTGCAGGACGGTTTCCATCGATTGAGGTATAATCAAAATTACTCATAAGTAAATCTCCAAGTGGTCGAATTTTTTCAGGCCGGTCAAGCCAGCCAGACTTTTGGGTGAGGCAGCCCTTGTAAGTCTTTTAAGCCCCCTCATAAATGAGGGGGGCTTTAAAAGACGTCAAGGGCTGTTTCGCCTTTTTCAGATTCTAAGATTTCTTAGGTAACCCCAATGGTTTACTTTACAAGTTACTGAGATATTTATAGTTTTTTGAGTTTTTAGAAAACTTCTAAGAAGTTTTTTAAAAACTTTGAAGATGGAAACCAAAATCTTGGGAGGTTGACAAGCCCTTTAAAGTATGATTATACTTTAAAGGGCTTGTCAAGTTAGGGAGGGAGAGCTAAAAGTCTTCCAAGAAGACTTTACAGGCGCATAATATGCGAGAACTACCAAGGCTTAAAAGTTTTCTTAGGAAAACTTTCGTGGGCGGGGCAGGTGGCCATACCCCCCACCACCTATA